ACTCGAACATCTTCTCGGGAACTTCCGGAAGCTTACTAACATACTGACGCTCGACACTGAAGCCTACACCAGTGCCACACATAAGAATAAACATAGCCTCATCGAATGACTTCATGTCATCGACGGGGAGATAGGAACAGTTATAAGCACAGGTGTTATCCCTGTCGAGAGCCTTACCGGCAGTCATCATAGCCCGCATACTGGGCATGATCTCAAGGTTGAGGATAGCATTACGGATCTTGTCGTAAATACCACGATCCTCTGATTGTATCTTTTTAGAAACTACATCCTCCATAAACCTATCGACAGTCTCTTCCCAAGACTCTCGGCGGTTCTCTTCTTCAATCCACCGGGAGTACCGGGAGGTAGCAATGAAAGTCTGGTAGTCAGTTGGAAGTGTCATCTTCTTCATCTCTCTCGTATATGTTTCTTATATCCAGCTTCTGTCTCTTATAGTCTTTATCAGATTCTTTTATCCTCTGCCTGTATTGCCCCTCTTCCAACTCTTTTGCATATGGGTTTCTTTGACTAACCTTCTTCTGAAAACTTTTCTTTCTCCAGCCCATTGTCAATCTCTTTGATCCGTTCAAGCTGCTCTATAATGATATCCTCGAACCTATCGTAGAACTCTTCTACCTCTATGTCAAGTATCTCGACTAGTTCGTAGACAGTAAACCGATCAAGGATAAGCTGCTTAATCTCGAAACTCATTCTTAATTCTTTCAATTGAAATAAACTCGAAGTCGTACTGTCCCTGAGAGACATTACGTTTAATGACTACTCCCGGCCACCACATCTTATTAGCTTGTCCTGCATATTCATGAATACGATCTACATAGCATCCCACGACAAGGCCCATAACTCTTCGTCCGTCAGGTGCTGTTCGCTCTGCAAAATCTCTAGTGTGAGTGTGACCTTGGGTACAAGATACGAACTGTTTCGTAAGTAGGGTGAAAGCTTGATGTTCTCCACTCGTAGCTCTACCCATAACGCCTGTTGGGAAGTAGTGCGAGTAATATACACCGTCCACTTCAACAGGCTCCAGAAAAGGGTAAGCCTCCCAACCAAAGTCCTTGTATTGAAGATCTTCAACCGAGATAGTTCCATCCAAGACAGCATCTTTCTGGATAGCTTTTTCAATCCTACCATAGTCATGGTTCCCTGTTGTCATGATAAAGCGGGGAAGCTTCTTCTTCGTATCTTTTATAGGCTTGAACATCAGTTCTTGTGCATGGGTAGATGCTTCAATATCCTTCTTATACCGCCGTCCCTCGAAGCCCTTTGTACCCCTATCGTAGGAGCAGAGAGAAGGCATATCAGCCCAATCACCAATACAAATAACAACATCAGGCTTTACTGATGCAATCAACTTACCAAGGTAGGTAAACCGTGACAAGTCCTCATCTGGTGTAGCGTGAGGATCAGGGATAATCAAATGAGTCTTCGACATCAGTCTCTCCAGTTGAAGGATTAAGTAGCCCAACTGCTACTCTTAGATCTGTCTCTATCTCAGAGACAATATTATACCACTCTTCATCAGTGTAGAATGTTCCATCATCGTCCACTATCTCGAAGTACAGTCGAACAAGGGATCTCAGTTCTTCGTAAGATACTTTATACTCAGCTTCTATTGCCATTCTACATCTCCATAGTGGTGCTGGCGGTAGGAATCGAACCCACGACCTGATGATTACAAATCAACTGCTCTACCAACTGAGCTACGCCAGCGCCTACCCTACACGACTCGAACGTGTGACCCTCTGCTTAGAAGGCAGATGCTCTATCCTGCTGAGCTAAGGGTAGTTAATCTGGTACTCTTCCGTAGCCTTTCTTCGAGGATAGATATAAGTAAGCTCTCTTCGCCATACTAACGTCATCCCGAAAGATCCTTCCTAACAAAACGTGATTACATCGGTAACATAATAGCCCTCTGATTTCTCCGGTACTGTGATTGTGATCGACTGCAAGATTTCGTTTGGGTCTAATTTTGTCAGGAGATCTGTTACAGATTGCACAACATCCTCCTTGGATTGAAAGAATATTGTTGTACGCATCTCTAGTAAGGCCGAACTTCTTAAGGATTTGTTTCCATCTTGAGGGTGAATCATTTAGTTTAGACCTCGACTTCGGGGACTTCTGGTTCTTTTTCGACATGAGTTAGCCAAACTGGTCCGGTTGAATAGACAAATTTACGAAGTCCGACATCACTCCAGCATTCCTTCTTAAAGGCACAGTAGGAACACCCAGCGGGAAGCTTCAAGTTACCAGACTTACCCATCGGCTCTGGCGAGAAGCACCTTTCGGGTGGTGTATCTTTATTTACAACATCTTTAATATATTCAATTCTTTTTACAATGTCAACTTTATCTTCATCTTCCAGTGGCATAACAGTAATGTTACCATTCTGTTTGTCTACTGCAATGTAAGCACCATCGTTAATACCAGTCCCGTGCATATACCCGGATAGCTGGGAGATGTAAGCGAAGGGATCATCGTTGCGGAGAGTACCGTCTTTGAACTTCTTAAAGGAATGGGGAGACGTACTCTTTACATCAATCAAGACACCATCGACAACGCCATCAATGTGACCAACAATGTCACTAACAACAACTTGCCGCTGTCTATCTGATACTGAATGTCCTGCAACTTCTGCAAGAAAGAGGACAACTTCTTCGATAAGATCTCCGTATAGAAACTTGAGATATGTCGGACCATTGAACTCTTCCTTTTCGACAGTAGAGTTGACCTCATACCAGAGCATACGGGCGGGCTTACCTACGTTGGACATACGAAGAGTACGCTTCTCTTCCTTCGGTCTAAGCCTATCTACTATGAGACTAGCGAGACGATTACCGAAAGCTAGAGAAGCTTCACGAATATCAGCCTCAGTACCTTCTTCAAGAAGCTTATAGATATCTTCGACTAGGGTATTAATTGATGCCAAGGTAATTCTCCAGTGCCAGATATCCACCAACAAGTCTACCGTTGTGGAAGATTTGTGGTACGCTTTTTAGATTAGATTCTTTTAGAAAGATCTTTCCAGTTTCATCATCCGTTATATCAAACTCAACATAACTACTATCATGCTGCGTTAGAAGTTCCTTAGCTCTCGTACACCAAGGGCAATCGGGCTTAGAGAAGATGATGAACTTCATCGCTTATCACCATCGCCTTGGATCTTACCCTCTGCTTTACGCTTACCAAGCTTCTCAAGGTTATGCTCCGCGATAGCATTAAGAGGAAAGCCATGATAGTTAGCGAGGCAGGAGAGATACCAGAGGACATCTCCGAGTTCCTTAAACATCAGTTCTCGAAACAGTGGAGTATATCCAGAGAACATATCACTGCCATCCCAATAGCGGCTATCGTGCCTAGCAACCTTCTGCATCAGTGACATAATCTCACCGACTTCTGCTGCGAGACCATAGGTAAGATGCTCTTCTGTCCCGTAGAGAAGAGTATCAAGAGCCATCTTCTGGTACTCATCAAACTCCATTGTCATCAAGCTCCTGAATAAGACGATTGAGATACCACTGTGCTTTCTTAAGATCTTCGAGAGGCTTCTTCTTATACCTCCAGCGATGGAGATACTTCTTCGTATTCCCTTCGAGATAACCAAGGTAGTTATCGAATGGCATGTTATCTTTCAGATAGTCAATGCACTCGACTTTACCGTTATTATAGTGGGAGGGGGACTCCACAGAATACCCCAACTTAATCCTATCCATCTCCTCCTTAGTCATAAACATCTTGTTTATTTCTTCGGGAGTATAGTAATCCCACTCTTCCGTCATGCTTCAATCTCAAATGTTACATCCTTCTTACGGCTCTTCGGAGCAACCAACGGAGGAGGGAGTGGTTCATCTCCTGTAGTCTCTTCCATCGCTGATGCGAACTCATCGTTAGGCTTCTCGTAAGCGACAAGTTCAACGATCTTCATAGCACCGAACTTCTTCTTCTTATTCTCCTGATCCCAGTCGATCATCTTCCCAAGCTTGATAACCTTACCGTACTTCGGGGTATCGTAAGACCGCCAGTATACGATGCACTCAGAGTCGTTACCAACAAGTGCCTTCGTGCGCTTACCGTTCTGGTCAATGACAACCATCTCGGACTCATGGCCCTGAAGATCGACGGCAGAGTTACGGAGGGTGATGTACTTACCACCGTTATTAATCCGCTCCTTACCATCCTTAATCTTCTTGTCCAGTCGCATGGAAATAAGGGTCTTCTCCATCTCAGGAGTTACCGCAAGGTTAACCTCATAGTTACCGAACTGAGAAGGTTCCTGTACATGGGCGAAGTAAACCTTGGTGCGAAACTCACCAGTCAAAGTCTTCGTAGCAGTAGCCATTGTGTAGTTCTCCAGTTGTTAATAGTATTAGTGTAGCAGATTCAAAGAAGATGTCAATGGGTTTCAGCCCAATTGTTACCTACTTTGTATTCACCGTCGAGGGGACAGTTGAGATTGAAGTATTCACCTGTATCCCGAATAGATTGCACTTGCAGTTTACCCAGTTCTTCTGCCCGATCTTCCTCCACTTCTGTTTGCCATTCGTCGTGAACCCAAACAACCTGTTTGAATTTGATATTCGATGCATTAGTAAACCAGAGGTAGTTAGCCATACGCATAATGATAGTCTCACCACCTTGGAGGTAGACGGAGAGGGACTTGTGCTCGGACTCAATCTTGATACGCCGTCCGTCTAGACCGACAAGGTATCCCCTCTGCGCTGCCATAGCTGCCTTCCTCTTCAGTTCTTTCAAAGCAGGAATGCTGCGGAGGAAGTTATCCATAGCAACACCAGCCTGTTTGACAGTACACCCGAGTATCATAGCTACCTTAGCCTGTCCTGCACCGAGAAGCCAAGCGTATATAAAAGTCTTCGCTGTCGGTCTGTCTTTGCAGAACTCACCAAGGGCTTCCTTATTAAAAGTGTGGATGTCACCCTCCAGCAAGGTCTTCGTATACTCAGGGTCATTCATGTAGTGGGCGAGTACACGAAGTTGTATTCCAGCAGCATCTGTTCCAACCAGTTTAGAACCTCTTGGGACAGTCCAAGCCTCTCTGCATTCATACGCATATAATCCAGATAGGCCACGCTCTGATGTGATAGAGGGGATGTTTGCCATGTTTGGGTTTTGGTGACTTGCTCGGTGAGTAACAGTACCGGGGACGATAACTTGTCCGTGGACTCTGCCATCTCCGTCCATTCTGTCGAGCCAGTCTTTAGCAGTCTTCCATCTTGTCTCAAGGATCTTCCACTTCTTTAGATCTTTAATACACTCTGGCATATCGGAACCATCTGGCATTGTATCTGGAATGGTAGCCAGATTCTCAGGACAGATCTTCCAACTCTTCCCTGTCTTCGTAGGTATTACAGGCTTCCATCCCAACTCGTTAAGTCTTGAGACGATCTGCGATGGCGAGGCGAGGTTGAAGTACTCGACAGAATCCTTAAGCCGCTTACCTGTTTTCTCAGAGTACCGTTCTGTAACGATTGGTGGAAAGTATTTAACCACCGCTTCCTCAATCCGATTAGCTTCTTGCAATGCACCTGTATAGATCTCCATAGCTACGTTCTTATCTAACAAGAACCCATTCCTAATCTGTTTAGAGATTATAAACTGGGTGGCATGTTCGAGGCGTATCGACTCACTGGAGAAACCTTTCAAGTTCTTATTAAGAAAGGTATATAGTTTCTCAGTTATCTTTACATCCTGCTTGCAGTAGACCTTCATCTCCTCCGAGTATTCGGAGAACTCTTTGAAGGCAATCTTCCCTTCACCAAGACGCGAACCCCATTGTTCGAGGGAGTGTCCGTCAGCAAGAGTTGGCTCCCACAACCTTGACATAACAAGAGTATCTGACTGGTTCTTGAGTGGGATACTAACTCCCCACAGTCTGGACAAGACAGGGCTATCGAAGGAGATACTGTTGTGACCGATCCATTCAGCGTCATCGTTGTCTTCGTAAAAGGACCGGAAGGTATCTGCATCTCTGAAGATGTAATACCCAGCCTGTCCGTAAACCTTCGCAACAAGGAGGTGAATCTTTTTAGCATCAAGTCCATCAGTCTCTATATCCCACACTATCTTCCTTCGGTTGCCAGTCGGGGTATTCATCTTTCTTCTTCCTCATGTACAAAGCGAGTGCCTCAAGCAGGATAGACAGTTTGAAGATAGCATCCTTACCATCCTGCCTGATACTCGGAGGATTACTCGGGACTAGGTGACTTTCGATGAAGTCATTAGCAAGTTGGAAGAAAGTAAGCAGTTCTTCCTGATCGTCACAAGTAACGTACACCCCATCTTCATTCATATACGCTGAGATGAGAACATCAAGCCTCATTATCGGCATCTTCTTTTCCTCCTACTGGTTCATCGGGCTTCTCTTCAATGAGTCTACCAGACTCTGTATGATACCGCAAGTGTGTAGCAAGACCAGTCATACCACTGAACCTGTTCTTAACAACCCTTACCCGAACGATGTGTCTCTCGGCAGGATCGTCGGCTTGAGTATTCCTCTCCAGACCAAGTATGATATTAGACAACTGCCCAATACCGGCGGTCCCACGGATATCAGAAAGGCTAACAGCAGCACCCTCTTCATGCGATTGCCCATTCGGTTGCCTCCTAAGATGAGCAGCCATAATAATGCAGATGGATAGCTCGACAGTTAGTGTCTTCAGTTTCGTAGCAATCTCATCCAACGCTCTGCGCTCATCACCGTTGCTCTGGTCTGAGACTACAATAGATATATGATCAAGTACAATATACTTGCAGTCCAAAGCACGGACAAGATAACGGATAGTACCGAGAATACGATCAATACTGTTGCTCCCGAAACTATCATACAGAAAGATCTTACCAGATCCGACAGTGGCCTTGTAGGCATCATCAAATTCATCCTTTGTATATTCTGCATCGGGGAGGTAGAGACGCTTATTAGCATGGACTGACATGAGACCAAGACCAGTATCTCGGATAGGCTCTTCGAGGAATAGCATACCAAGATTGGCAGAGGTGTTATTCAGTAGTCCGTATACTAGCTCTCTGAGGAACTGTGTCTTTCCCACGCCAGTGCCAGCAATGAGAGTAACAAGTTCTCCAGTTCTGAGTCCATAGGTGTAGTCATTGACACCATCCCAAGGGTAGTTGACAGACTCATACTCAGGCTTTCGGAGGAGTAGATCATAGATGCTTGACCCGGATACAATACCATCGGGAGTGAATGGTCCCGCTGTCCTGTGCTGCTCATAGAACTCCTTAATGTTATTGTTCTGAAGGTAATCGGAAGCATCCTTATGATGGGACAGCTTCATGATCCTAACCTTCTTCGGATCGAAGAGACTAGCTGCCTTAACCTGTGCTTCCTGTCCAGCCTTGTCATTATCGAAGGCGAAGACAATCTTCTTAAAGGTATTTACCCATTCGTAATTCCTCTTCAAATCTGCTACAGCAGTACTGGCAGAGCAGACGGAGACAACTGGTTCATTCAACATCTGATAGGCAGAGAGTGCATCTAGTTCACCCTCGACAATCGTTACCGTATTACCACCAGACGGGAATAGATTCTGCCCGAACAGTTCCACACCACCGGGAGATCCAGACCAAGGGAACCCAGCCTTATCAGGGAGCCTAGTCTTAACAGCAGCAAGCTTACCATCTTTATAGTATGGGTAGTAATGTTTATCATCCTGCTGTAGTACACGGTAGAACTCGACAGTCTTATAGGTTAGCTTCCTATCTGATATAGGGGCAATGTCACCCCGCATCATGACAGGAGTGTTAGCCATACTCGTCATCTCTTCATTTCCTTTGAAGTACTTGTTGCAGACAAAGCAATACTGATGATCTCCGTAGTCGTACAGACCGTCACTCGACGTCCCACAGGGGCAGGGTTGGTGCTTCTTCATTCTCTATATCCTTAAACAGTATCGTCCGTACTACTGCGTTGGAACACTCAGCACAGGGGGAGAATGTTACTAACTTCCCCTTTCTTTCTACCCTGATTTCTCCATCGGGGCAATCTTTATTGCAGATGTAGCATCTCATTTAGACTTATCACTCATGCGTCACCTTCTTCATTTGGAATATACAGTTCAAACCATTGTGCCCATCCGCAAACGCTTTCTCTACGTTGCAGATCCGGCCACGCATTTATCGCAGCAGCTATCGCCCTGTGCATCGCAAGGGCATCGGGGGCCATCATTGCTTGCCATGCCGCCTTAACGGACTCTGGCGGTACCTGGTCAGGACGGATCATGCGTCATCTCCCAGCGCGGCGCGGGCTTCTTCAGAACTTTCAACCTTCAGCAAGTCAGCACCCTCCATAATCAGATCATCACAATCGTAGTGCGGATAGGACATTAGCAGGCCCTCGGGCAGGGTTCGCTCTAGCTGGTTTAGCTTTCCGACATTTCGCTCAGTCATACTTAGTATAATGGCATAATTTCAAACCAATTTCAAGGTTCGAAACGAGGCCCTTTTGCGTAAGCACGGACATCGAACTCACGATCAATCATGATCTATCTCCTTCATGCTCTTTATCCATTGTGCTGGTATAGCAAGCCTTCTGTTCGTATGCAACTGATTATCCTTATCGGATGAGACATCAGCAGCTAGTACTACCTCCGTATCATCAGTACTCAACAGCCACCCAATGCTGGAGACAAGATCAATCTTGCTTGTACCCTTCCCAATCTCCCACCCCGAGTCGGTAACAGCATCAACCCACTGTACCAGTACCAGCTTAGGTGGTTCGTCAGGTTTCACCTTCCTCTTTACCAGTCGTTTCTTCTGAAGGACTAGTAACCTTGAATTGTTTCTATCCATATGTCTAACCTATTGTATACCTATAGTTATACCTGTACTTCACCCGGCTGGGAAGTAGATTGTATCCGATTCCCGCCAGTTGTAAAGCCTAAAATAAAGTCCCTGATTTCAACTAGTTGGTTGAATGTAGGCGTTGGTTCCTCTTGGTAGAAGTGGTTCTCCTGATCCATAAGGTACAACCGATAGTCGAGTGACTCGATTATCAGATCAAGATCCTCTTTCATAAAGCTAATCCAAGTGATGTCCTTCATATCCTACCCTTCCTTCTTCACTCTGTACCACATCGTATCAGACAGTCCCGGTACGAATGGAACTGACGGGCGAGTATCCCTATCGTGGATAGACTCATTCGCCTTTGATCTTTTGTAGTAACTGTTCCTGTTGATTTTTAAAAGATGTTTATAGACAAGGGCCATTGCCTGATTCTTCGTAAGGTTAAGCTTCCTTCCAATGTTATTGTAAGACAGCCCGTTCCTGCGTAGACGGCACACCTCTTTTATAACAGCCTCTGAATGGTTAGTCATCAGCCCCAATCCTTATAGTCTCCTGATGCGTGTTGCTCATCCCATCCTTTAAGGTACTCAGCGTATTCCTCAGTACCCTCCTTCAACTCAGTCTTCACTCTTGGGTAAGTACTATCATCCCAACAGTGTGGACTAAATGCCCTGCCATAGTAGGCATCTGCACTACCACGATCATACGGACCACCGTGCTTATAGGTCTTCATCTTATGCTACCTTTGCGACTCGGTTAATCTGAATGTTGATCTTCTTCTTCGGTGTATGCAGTGGGTATAGGATGAGTGAGACACCCTTATCCCAACAGGCACGACAACTATCACACTTGCCACCTCTTGTATACGCCTCACATGCGACAGCGTTATTCCATCCTACTAGATCAGTTACCTCTTGCACTACGACAGAACCATGCTCCTCTGTATACTCACCATGCGTACTCGGTGATGAGTACCGGACACTCGCATTCGGTAGTGACTTGATACGATCCAGCCAATACCTAATCTTCGGAATGGTGTAGCTCTTCGTCGGTAGCCAGTGCTTGCACCACGGTGTACGCCTGATGACTTCGTATATCTTCTGAGCTAGTGCTGTTGAGTATACATCACCACTATCGAACCATCGAAAATATCGTTCAGTATCAAGGGCTTGCACCATTTCATCCGCCCACTCAGTACGCTTCCAATCCTTCCTGTTATGCTCCCGTGGTAGTCGGACGTTATCCATCCTGTAGAAACCACTCTTAGCATAGCAATCTTCGCATACTTCAATCACCTCCTTCGTATCCCTATTGATACTACCGGGGCAAGTGTCTCCTGCTTGGAGTGACCATGACTTGCACGGCATCTTCCCTGCCTTACTGAGTAGGACTGGCATGATAGTTAGAACTCCTCCATTGCGTTATCACTCCATCTCATTGGCTCATTCCAACAAGACCACAAAACTTTTTCTTCATATACAGGGTTATCCTCCCAGTCCACATCAGATTGATATCGGTATACGACTAAGACCATATCCCATCCACCAGTACCACCAGCAGAATGAGTATACTTTTTTGCGAAGAGTATTGCATGATCTTTATAATCAGTATCATACAATTCAACCCTTTCATTTGTTTTCTTATCCCAACCGTAGACAATGAAAGGATTCATTTTACACAACCCTCTGTTCAAATATCCAATGTGTGTACCGGCAAGTTGGCTCATCTTTATTCATTATCCTGTTAATGTATATTCGAAATTCTTCTGCTTTCTTCTTACTTGAACATACCTCACTGATGTATGTCGAATTGGTTACATGATCGTGAGCCATTACGATGTGTACCTTCCTGTTGTTACTTGCCATTAGTCTACCTCCTGAATTGGCAATGCCGATACCATACAAGTTACCCAATGATGAAGATCTTCGATAGCTACATTTGCTTCAGATGTTTTATACTTCCTCCCTGTATCTTGTTCTGCTGCTTTAAGCATCTTCTTAATACCCATACCACGGGTAGGAATCATACCAGTTTTAACATACAATCGGATTGCAGACTTCAGCATGTTCACACGGAACAACTGAGTTGCATCCGGACCAACGTAGGAAGTTGCTTCTTTCCTACCCTTACTATAGACAATGTAGCTATCTTCCATCTTACTTCACCTTCTGGATAAGACCATCTTTCATGTAGACATTAGCGAAGAACTCCCTGCCAATGCCCGTGATATGAGGCCGGTTAGCCACCGTCAGCATACCATCATCCCTATACTCAGGACCGAATAGAGATGTTTCGATATACTTCAACGGTTTTCCCACATGGGAACTCAGTTCCTTCTTACTTGGATAGCGTACGATTAGTGTCATTAGACTACTCCCTCCGCTGCGAAGCAGATTTCATTAACCCTCTTGCCCCCGGATTTCATCGCCTGACACTCCCTCACGCACACACATGCCACAGGCTCGACTTCTGCCACCACAACCTCCGTGGCAGCTGGCGCGTCATCCGGCACTGTTTCCACTGCCAGGACCGTTTCCTCGGCCGCCGCTGCAGCGGCAACTTCGGGAGCAGCAGGGGGAGCCGACCCGACACGCTCAGAAGCCTTTTTCACAAGCTTGGCAATATCCGCCGCAAGGTCCATCGGCTTATACTCCGGTTCAGGCTTGAAATCTTCCGGTGAAATCTCAATTGCACCTTCAAGGTCAGTTTTCTTATTCTTATCATAGACAAAGGCTTTCGCCTTATTATCCCAATTGACCTTGCCAAAGGCTTCGCCCCAAGCCTTAACAGCATTAGACCGCCAACCACTAGGTAGTGCAGTGACAAGGCGATTTAGTAGCGTTATGTCGCCATGCTTTTCGATATGAGCAAGGCATGAGACAGCGACAAGATGGATATCCTTTGCAAGGCTCTTACCTCTTGTCTGGATTGACTTAATAGAGGCTTCAATAGCCTTGACTTCAGTGATGATCTTCATTTGTTTCCTCTTTCTCTTACCACAATCGGTAAGGACAAGCGCAACGGTTGCTTGTTCGATTTGACCCGGACCCATTTCTGGTTTCACCCGCATCACCCGCCATTGTTGTCCGCTCATAAACTGAGCGCATGGAATTTCACCACACCAGCACAAGCATGATCTAGCTTGCTTCAAGCCTATTTCCGGATAGCTTTCGGGCTTCCACCGCCATTACTGACAGCTTCTCATTATCCTGCAACATATAGTTGCGCCAATACTTACTATTCAGCTAGTTGCTCTACACCCACAGTTTGCCGTGTCCAAAACTCACGTTCTGGCCTAGTGGCTTGCGCTAGGTGCCGCGCTATGTCCGTTGCGTTTGTCCTTTCCGTTTGTCTATGTACAGACACTAGCACAAGGCAGAAACGGCGGTAGTACCAGATTAGGGAAAAACAGATGGTACCAGATATGTAACCGGATGAGTTACCGATAGTTGGTGAGAAAGGAATTATATAAAGAAATTCAATAGGATAAGATGGCTAATAGAGGAGTCATAGTGTATCACACTTTTTTTCCTATCCCATGATACTATTCCTAGTAG